TGGGTTTGGTCGGGCGGGGCCCCCCCCGCCGCCGCCGCGCCCCCCCCCCCCCCCCCCCCCCCCCTATCACACTTCAGGGGTCTTGTCAAGGGGCGTCGCGTCTGGCGGGTCACGCTAGACCGCGTCTCGTCTGACGCAACGGGCTTGACGGGGCACGGGTGACCTGTTAGACTGACGTCAGTCAAGCATGAGACTTGACGCTAGTCCTAGGAGGTCTGCGATGGCAGGCACCACGTACACCGCGCGGCAGACGGCCCGCGAAGTCTCGAAGCGTCTCGGCCGCGAGGTCGACGCGAAGCGAGTGCGGGCATGGGTCCGCGATAACGTCGACGCGTACGACGACGACGGCTACACCGCGCATCTGTACGATGCACGGCTAAAGGACCGCATCGTCGCGGGCATGGTCGCCCGTGGCAAGGCGGCCCGCCCGGTCGCAGCGTCCACGGGTCGCGCGAAGCCCGCCGCGAAGCCCGCGAAGCCCACGGCCCCGGTCAAGCCCGCCCCGGCGGACCCGACCGCGTAACGACGGCCATGGTCAGGGATACTCCCCTAGAGTATCCCTGACCCCCGTCATGGGGCTAGCCGGTGTTACAGGATCAGAAGATGAAGATGATTTCCTATGATCTGTTTGCCCAGTAGGTCGTCAGGGACAGGGCTGGCAATGAGATGGCCTGCTAGGTGATTTCTAAGGGGGTGCAGGCATCCTGTACCCTGGGTAGTGGTCGGTCCACTTGGTCGTGGCGGGGCAGATTCTAGCTGGGAAACTCGTAGGCAGATTGTATGATAAGTTGTATGTCCAAACTGGAGCCACCCGCCATGTGGGAAGCCTAAGTTTGGTTTTTGAAGATGAGGGAAGAGTTTTTGGGATAAGCTCTACCCTGAAAATTGAAGAACCTTGACAATATAATCCTCGCGTCTTATGATGATAGGGTAGCTGAGGTTCCATAACGTAGTTATGACCCTCGGATCAACTTCCACCCTCACACAACCAGGGGGAGGAGTTAAGATCCCAAACTTCCAGGCTACGGGTCAGGGAACCAGTTCAGTTCCTTAAACTTAACACTTCCCCCAAACCACCGAAGGGTGGATGTCGATTGCCCCCTACAAACTACATCCACCCTAGGTCAATTGTCGGGAAGAGTTTGATTCTGGATTGTATCCAAGCTCTTCCCGCATCTGCGATCAGTGTAGACGGGGATTGCGGACATTCACCATCTTACCTGATGCAGAACTACGAGGAACAACCCCTCTTCTGCGGCCTTTGCTTGATGAAAGAAGGCTTTGAGGCTGAGCTCCCAGGCCGACTTCACGCCTACAAGCAACTGGCTTCGAACGGGAACCCCGAAACAGAGACGAAGTTCCTGACACATCTTACCCTGGTGATGGGCTTCCTTCCTCCAAACACCGGAGAAAGTTTGACTGCTTATCGCTTCAGAACAGGCCGTCAGAAGCGTAATCGCAAACCGCCTCGCGCGCGGGAGCAATATAGTGAGGCTTGGCTGCAGTCAGAACCCCTCTCCAAGCCAAGTTCGAAACTATACCCCGTCGCTTCTGCCCTGTGGAAATTGATGGGCTATCAACCGCCGTTAGGAATCGTTCTGGTGAAGGCAGTAAGTGGGCTGACAGAACGAGAAATCGCGAGGGAGTTGGACATTTCCATCCTGAACGTCAATAACAGGATGGGAAAGGGCATCAGAACAGCTATGGGCTATCTGCCCAGAAGCGAGGCATGATGAATAGCTTCCCTGGTTGGTTAGTCGTTCTCATCGCAATCCTCGTAATCCTGGCGATCCTCTGGTTGCTCGGGGTTCGAGTTAACATCGGGTGAACAATGCCAGCACGTCCTGATCCAATCATCATCGAGCCTGGTGATGGCATTCGAATGCGACCTGAGGGTGTGCAGGAAGTAAACCGAGGCCTCAAGATCCTCAATCCCACAGGGAAGACCGCCGAGGATTACACAACACAGATTCGCAAGAATCCGCGGATGCGCTACTCGGTGATGAGGGGCCGTCAGGAGATGGCAGCTCAAGCCCTGGCTGTGGGAAGCACCCAGAGGATGGCCGCGAAGTACGCTGGCGTTAGCCAACGACAGGTAAAGAAGTACTACGCTGATCCCGACTTCCGAGCACGGATCGAGGAGCTAAGAGCTACCCTCGCATCTCGGATGAAGGGTCGCATCATGCGGGAACTGAACCGGAGGTTGACCGGGGTTCAGATCCAAAGCATGGATACCTTGGAGATGTTGCGCATCTTCGACCGCATCACCGTTGGTGGGAAGGGGATGGCGATCAACGTCGCGGGAGACGTGAACGTCAACAACAAGTATGAGCAAATCCTTAACGCGCTCTTCTCTCCTGACGCCCCAGGTGATGGCGAAGATTTTCCGCAGTTCGGGGATCGAGGTCTTACCGTATCAGGAAGTAGTACACCGATCGACGAGTAGGTTCCGCGTCTTCAACGGCGGAAGGCGAATTGGGAAATCTAAGCTCGGTGGACATGAAGCCTTCGCACAGGCTGTAATTCCTGGTTCCTACATCTGGGTTGTTGGCCCGACGATGGACCTCGCTGAGAAAGAGTTCCGGACAGTATGGAAGCATGCTGTTGAGCAGGAATTCATCCCTGTGGACCGGAAGTCAGAGCGAGAGCTCTTCATCAAGTTCGGCAATGGCTCCATGATCGAGTGCCGGTCAGAAGAGAGCCCAGACCAGCTGATCGGTGAGGGTTTGGACCTTGTCATCGTTGCGGAAGCTGCTCGCCTTAAGAAAAGAACCTGGGACCAGTACTTACGTCCGGCTCTGGCCGATCGACAGGGGCGAGCTCTCTTCTCGTCAACGCCGCGAGGCTTCAACTGGTTCCACGAATTCTACCTTCGCGGTCAGGACAACGACAATCCTGACAACGCGTGGTGGGAAAGCTGGACAGTTCCTTCTCGAGAGAATCCCATCCTTCCTCCCGAGGAAATCGAGGACGCGCGGAAGACTACTTCTCCAGAAGCTTTTATGCAAGAGTGGGAAGCTAAATTCATCGCTTACGGTGGATTGGTATTCCCAGAATTTGACGAGAACATTCACGTCAGGGCACAGAACTTCAACCCTCTTCTACGAACGTCGCTCTGGGTCGATCCCGGCATGGCAGCACCGTACTGCGTCCTCCTTGTTCAAATCACGCCTGAAGAAGAAGTCAGGGTCGTCGACGAAATCTATCTGACTCAGAAGACGACAGCACAGATCATCTCCGTCGCTGAGCAGAAGTGGGGCCCGTACATCATCAACGACTACGGGAATCCCCGAGACGAACTGACGGTCGTAGTTGACAAGGCTGCTGCGGAAGCAGTTGCGACCTGGCGCCTCAGAGGATATCACACTCTTTCTGAGAAGCCAACGAACATCGCGAAGGGTATCGAGGTTCATCACATGTTCCTCCGAGACCCGATGCGATCTACTGCATCGAAGACCGTACCGCGGATCACTTACGATCCTCGATGTATCAACGCCATCAAGGAACACAATCTATACCACTATCCCGACGATGCTCGGAAACGAGTGGAAGCTAACTCCACAGAGCGGCCTGTGGACGTTGACAACCATACAATCGACGCTGTTCGGTATGGGTACTTCAACTTGTTCCCAGAGCTGTTTAATGAGTCATTCAGAACAGTGACTCATGAATACATGGACTGGAACGATTTGGTCCCCGGACTGGCGGAGAGGGTTAGTCTCGGAGATTAGAATGCCGCGTCAGACATCTGATGTCATCGCACTGATCCTTGCGGTTGTAGTTGCGATAGTGGTGATAGTGACGGCGCTCGCCCTCCTATTCACCGCGTTCTTCCACCCACAACAGAACATCGATGCGGCTGGGGACTTCGTGAGCCGGATCGTCTCTGTACTCGTGGCAGCTCTCGTTGGTTACATGGCCGGTCGTCAGGTTAAGAACGGGAACGGACACTGATGAATCGAGTTCAAAACGCCATCGCAACCGTCACCGGACTTGATGAAGTCATCAGCGCGCAGGAAGCGCAGTTGGGTGAAGTCGCTGACGTGATGGAGCACCTGGTTTCTGATAACCAGATGCTCCAGCGGCAGATCGAGGATCTAGACTATCTCAACATCTTCGAGATGGGTCAGATCCAAGAGATCCTCCCCTTGCGGGACCGGAAGCACACGCTAGCGCGGTTGCGCCGACTTCGCCACGACAACCCGCTCGCGAAGCAGGCTGTAAAGCTGGTTGTGCGGTTCACCTTGGGGAAGGGCATCCAGTGGATCCTGTCATCGGAGCCAGATGAGTCGGCGGTAGACGATACTGCTCCCGGAGCTCCGTCGGCGGTAGCCCCCAATCCGAATCCTAGTCCAACGCCGTTCACGCGGTTCCCGAGCCCAACTAAGCTCGTTCAGATTCCTCGTGCTGGTCGCGCGAAGGAAGCTATCATTGAGGATAAGCCAGATCCGACTCGTGACATTCTTGAGGCGTTCTGGTATGCGAGAGACAACAAGCTTGTCTTTACGACCCACAAGGCTCTGCAGCAAACCCTCGATGACATCGTCACTGATGGTGAGAAGTTCTACGCTTGCTTTGAAGATCCCTCGCCGCCATATCTGCTGGTTACAGAACTTCCCATCGAGGAAATCCAGCAGATCATCTATGATCCCGACAACCGACTTCGTCCTTGCTTCTACAAGCGGATTTACCAGGAAACTATCTACGACGGCAAGGCTGAAACCTATACCCCTGTGGGAAAGCCGAAAACGGAGTACTACTGGGATTACCGCGTCCGCGAGACTGATCGACCTGATATCCTCAAGCGGGTAAGGATCCCGGGTTCTAAAATCAACAAGGATGCCAGTTGTCGTCATGTGATGATCAACGACATCTGGACGAAGGGCGGCAAGCGTGGCCTTTCTGAACTCTACTCCTCGCGGGAATGGTTCCGCGTCTTCAGAGAGTTCATGGAAGGCCGCGCTAACATCAACGCTGCAGCCCAGGCCATCTCCTATGTTCGTAAGATCAAGGGTGGACCGACGGCAGTTGCGTCGTTCAAGGGTAAGCTCGGTGGCGTGCCTGTTGGTGATGGCGCTGTTTCTGATGGCACTGGCGAGCTGCGACGACTCACGAAACCGGTCTCTGGCGCTATCTACGACTCGAACGATAGCGTT